GTGATCATGAATTACCTCAACGCTGCAGTCTCAGTGTTACACGAGCTTCGACACGACAAGGAGCTGTGTAAACAACTTGAAAAGTGGTTGATTTCTGACGTCACCACAAAATTACACTGAGCAGAACACAAACCAGCCGGACACACGTAAGTTGCGAGTACCGGAGGTTCAGTCTTACACACGAGCCCAACATTGATTATCATTTCTTATCGGGATTTGCTCTTGGATTTATATCCTCAGTCCCTATTTCCGTTGTTGGAGCTTATTTTGTCTACCTGAAGATTTCACTCCACATACGCACCATTATTAATGAGTGCATCCGTGGTTAGAAATAATGGAAGAAGGATGGCACGTAATACCGGTCGAAGACGCCGCCCGCAGCAGGTTCGTCCAATCGTTGTGGTCCCCAACACTGGGGGAAGATCCAGAAATCGAAGACGACGACCTCGAAAACCACGAAGAAGTGGCGGCGTTCGAAACGGAGGAAGGTCCGGGAACAGCGAAACTTTCGTATTCAACAAGGACTCAATCAAGGACAACTCCACCGGAACACTCAAATTCGGGCCGAGTTTATCAGAATCTGTCGCTCTGTCAGGCGGAGTTCTCAAGGCCTACCATGAATATAAGATCACGAGTTTGCGTGTTACGTTCAAGTCAGAATCCTCTTCCACCGCAGAGGGCTCCATCGCTTACGAGCTGGATCCCCACTGCAAATTATCTGCGCTTGCCTCCACCCTCAAAAAGTTCTCCGTCTCCAAGGGCGGAACGTACACTTTCAAGGCAGCGGAGATTAACGGGGTAAATTGGCACGATGTGGCTGATGACCAGTTCTTTTTCCATTTCAAAGGAAACGGAACAAAAGGTGCCGTAGCTGGTTACTTTGCATTCTCATACACTGTCCAGCTACACAACCCAAAATAGGTAGACGCGGAACCAGGCCCTCGCCCAGGGCCAGACCCACCCCCACCGAGTCCGGCCCCTGAGCCGACTCCCACCCAGGAAGAGCGATTTATCATCTATACTGGAATTCCACATGCTTTAATCAAGGCTAAAGGCACTGATGACATGATCTCAGTTTACGACTTAGGTAAGCAACGCTTGCGGTACATAGAAAATGAAAATTTCTATTGGTTTAATATCGATAGTAAATGGTACTCAAGCACTTCTCTGGAAGCAATACCCATGTACATTTTCCCTGTTCCATCAGGTAAATGGTCCGTGGAAGTTAGTACGGAAGGCTACCAAGCGACATCAAGCACAACTGATCCCCATAAAGGAAAAGTTGATGGCCTTATAGCATATTCTGACGATCAAGACAAAGGCTGGAATGTGGGGGAATATAGCAACGTCGCAATTACAAATAATAAAGCTGACAACACTTGGAAGTACGGTCATCCGAACCTGGAAATCAACTCTTGTCACTTCAATAATCGACAATGCTTGGAGCGTGATGCTGTGCTGTCTTTTCATGTGGAAACCACTGGAGACAACGCAGCTTTCTTTGTCGTTGGTCCCTCTGTACAGAAACAATCAAAGTACAATTATGCCGTATCTTACGGAGAGTGGACAGACAGAGACATGGAATTGGGTCTAGTATCAGTTTCTCTGGATGAGAAAATTAATTCCAAGCGGTTCCAAACCAAAAGAAATCCTAGAGCTGGGCACTCTAAAGGGCGTCAATTAACAAAGTTGAGCCCATTGCCAACACAGGAAGTTGAGCAACCGGAGAAAGAAAACTCCGGTATACAAGCATCTGAAACTCCGTCAACCCCGGTTATCGGTTCTGACCCAGCAGTAGACCCTGTTAACATTCAATCTGGGGAGAAGGAAAACTCTAAACCATCCACACTACCACATGTGCCATCTAGTTCAGATTCAGACGATGACCCGTTAGTAGCCGCTCCCGATGTGGGTTTCGGCGGAACACGACTCTTAATAGACACGGACATTACAACCGTCCCTGATCCTGATACGTCTGACGCTTATCTAAGAAGCACTCAGGTGGTGGAAGATCCATGGGCGGAGGTTCGGAAGCACAAAGAAAATTCTAAGAAACCTCCACTAGGTCCTTCCTCTGTGGCAGGAGAATCCGTCAGCGGAGGATCCCTACGTGACGCAGCCCGCGCTCGTAGAACAGGTTCCAGCTCTATCAGGAGTGAAGATCTTGACTATGGTGAGAGACAATCTCGCCAACGGAAAGGTAGATTCTGGTAACCTAGTCCCATCGTGTTAAGACCCTAAACTGGCACAAGTCTCACAGCGTCGAGACTATAAACTAACGCGAGTCCTTTGTACCAAGACTATAAACTAGTACGAGTCCCACCGCGCCGAGACTTTAAACTGACGCTGGGCGAAGGAAAATGCCCTAAATCACCCGTCTTTTGACGTAAAAGAGGGATTAAGACCCCTCCCCTCTCCTGGGCTAAATGAATTAGGTCAGGCGAGTTCTTGTCTTTGAATTCGGCCCCCGCGGTGGCTAAGCCACAGCACGACGGCTCCTGACGGGCACTGACGAATGTGC